GGGCAGCACATCGAGGTCAGCTGCATCACGACCATCGATGCCATCCCGACCGTCCCGGCCATCGCGACCGTCCTTGCCATCGGTGCCATTGGTGCCGTCGCGACCATCCTTGCCGTCAACACCATCGCGACCATCCGTACCGTCCTTGCCGTCGATCCCGTTGGTGCCGTCCTTGCCGTCGACGCCATCGCGACCGTTTTCGCCGTCCTTGCCATCACGACCATCGACGCCATCCTTGCCATCGATGCCGCGCTCGGGCTGACGTTCTTCGAGGGCCTTCACGCGCGCGGCGAGCGTGTCGAGCGCGCCGTCGACATAACGCATCACGGAGGGCAACAGGCCGCGCACGAGTGCGGCGATATCGTCTTTGGTCAGCATGGCTCGCGCACTCCTGATCGTTGTGCTTCGGCAATGGCCTCGGCCATCAGCCGTTGCGCTTCACGCTCGATGGTCAGCGCATCGAGGCCCTTGCCCTCGTCAGCAGGTGGCGGCGGGTCGCCAGCAGCAGGCGCGTTCGCATCGGCTGCCGGATCGGTGACCGCAGGCGCGGCAGGCGCAGCAGGCGCGGGCTTCGCGAACGGGTCGTTCGCATCGCGCTCGGCCAGCGCGGCGAGCGAATAGTTCTGCTGCTGCAGGTATGGCGTCGCGCCACCCTTGACCGGCTTGAGGTTGATCTTGCGGCGTGCCTCGTTCGGCGCAACGATGCCGCCGCCCACGCCATCGGTGAGCGTCTTGATCATCGTGGCGGTGTCCATGCGCAGCAGGCCGTCGAGGTCGAGTTCGGTGCGATAGTCCTTCGGCAGCGAGAGCCCTTCATCGAGGCATAGCTCCAGCGACTCGATCAGCGACTGCAGGCACTGCGCGTAATAGTTCTGCGACAGCGCCTCGATGTTGTTATACGTGGGCGCGGTGCCGGCACCGACCATGTACTGCGGAACGTGATAGACCGAGCAGACGATCTCGGCGGTCATCTTCTGCTGCTCGATCAGTTGCGCGTCGACCGCGTTCATCGTGAGGGCCTCGTACTTCAGGCCGTCACCGAGCACCGCGAGCCGACCGCGATTCACACCGCCGAAGTTCTCCTCCCACTTGTCCTTGAGGCGCTTCGCGGTCTCGTCGCTGATTGCACCGGGCGCGACAAGGATGCCGCCCGGTTGCGCACCGTTCTCGAAGAACGACGCGCTGTTGTTCTGGATCGCGAGACCCTGCCGAGCAGCGAGCGCGCAGGCGAACAGTGGCGAGGTGCCGACGAGCGGATGGAACAGGCAGTTCATCCGGTCGTGGATGATCTCGCTTGCCGGGACCGTCACGTCGCCATCGGAGTCGGGGATGCCTGCCAGCTTGTCGGAACTGAGCCGGTAATAGACCGAGCCATCGTCGGCCACCAGCACTGTCACGCGCGAAGGATCGAGCACGTACATGCCCGTAACCACACCTCGCGCGTCGCGCTCCTTGAGCACGTAGGTGTTGCCGCGCGTGAGTTTCGACATGATCCAGTTCTCGATGAACTGGATGTGCGTCTGGTAGCCGTTCGGCTTCTGCAGGACGGGCGAGAACGCGGCGCTCTGCGTCTTGGTCCAGATATCGGCCTCGTCGCGCTGCGTTAGGTTGATCTGCAGCTTGCCGATGTCCGCGCTGATCAGCGTCACGCACGCATACACCGCGTAATAGGCGAGCATCGTCTCGGGTGCGAGTTCGCGGTTCTGCTGCCACGCGCCCGAGAAGGGTTCGCGAACGATCAACGGCCACCAGCCACCGTTGCCACCGTATGCGCTGACCGGCGACGCGTTCTGCGCGACAGCTGCACGCGGCGCGGCCCGCGTGATCTGAAGGCCGAAGATGCGCATGGCTTACTCCTCCGTCGCGTCGTCTTCGGCACGCACGTCGCGGCGGCGATATCGGCCCTTGCGCGGCTTGCTGTCGTCGTCGGCCTCCCTGGCTGGTTCCTCCGGGGCCATGTCGCGTTTGGCGGGCTTGGTCTTGGGCTGCGGCACGGGCGCGGACGCGGGCGCAGGCTTCGCGCGATTGACCGCCGCGAGCAGCTTCACGTCACGATCGGCCACGTCGAATTCCTCACCGGGCCGCAGCGACCTGCCGCCATAGCTGAAGTTCTTTGTCGCGATCATCTTCATGGTGGTGCGCTCCTTATGAAAACGGGCGGACCCGCGAAGGGTCCACCCACGTCAGCAGACGAAGCGCATCAGGCACCGCCGCCCGTATCGGCAGGCGCGCCATAGTTGGCACCACGGATGTACGCGCAGGCGAGCGCGCGGCGCGGCTTCCAGTTGATGAACCGCTCGGCGCGCAGCGCGACCATGTTTTGTTGCCAGAGGCTCACGAGGCCGGTGCCGTTTCCGGTCGGCGCGCTGTCCATCTGCAGCGAGGCTTCACGCGAAGCATCGAGCGTCACGCCACCGTCGTCGGCCAGCAGCACCTCGCGCGGCTGCACGAGAATGATCCGCGTGAAGTCGCTCGCGTCCTTCGGCACGTTGGTCGAGCACACGACCGGCAGGCCGAAGAACGTGCCACCGTTCATGTCGATGCCGGGGAACTCGGGCTGGCCGAGCGCGTTCTGCATCATGCCGATGGTCAGCGCCATCACCGGGTCCATGATCCAGTAGGCACCCGCGACCGAGACGTTGTTCGCCGTGAAGGCCGAGAAGAGCGCGCGGATATCGTTGCGCAGCGCGTCGGCATCGGTGCCCGAGGCATCGATGTAGGTCGCGCTGTGCGTGATCGATTCCGGCGACACGTTCGGGACTTCGGCCTTGTCGGGATCGACGAAGTCGTGGTCGATCAGCTGCGTGATCGTGTCGATCAGGTCTTGCCGCACGATCGGCTCTGCCGAAGGATTCGAGAAGCGCACAAGCTCGTCGGTCAGCACGACGATGCCCGCGACCTTCGCGAAGCCGAGCCGCATGGTCTCGAAGCCGAGCGCGCTCACCGGCTTGGCCTTGCCTTCACCGACCCACTGCGCGGACGAGGCCGACGTCTGCGCGGGCATCGCCACATTGAACGGCACGCGACGGAAGCCGTTAATCCGACCGATGATCGTCGCGGGCCGAAGCAGTGCGATGAACTCGTCGGTCATGTTCGTGTACTCGACCAGCGGCGCGGCCCACGCAGGATCGGTCGTGGTGCCTGCGGCAACGGCAGCGCGCAGCACGCTCTCGACCTCGGGCGTCGAGTCATGCCACGCCTTCGCGATCTCGACCGCCTGCATGAGGTTGCCCTGCGAGCGGGCCAGCGCGATCGCATAGCGCGTGAAGGCGGTGCCCTTGGGCAGGTTCGCCCGGATCGTGATGATCGGGTTCGGGCCTGCGCCGACCGAGCGCGTCACGCTGGCGCGTTGCGGGTTGTCGCCGTTGACGGGCGTGGCGCTCTTCACGGCCTGCGCCTCGATGGTCTTCAGGCGGCGCAGATGACCGTCGATCGACTCGACGTCCTTTTCGAGCGTGTCGAACTCTTCCTGCTGGGCGGCATCGAGCGTCGCGCCCTCGGCAGCGGCGAGGTCCATGATCTCGGCCATGCGCGCAACCGATGCCGCGCGCTTCGCTTCGAACGCGGCGATCTGTTCTGCAATCGTGGGTTTCATTGCTGGTTCTCCCGGTGGATCGTCCTGATGACGAACGCATTGGATGCGCGAGCGCGCGCGGGTTGGCTAAGGCGCACGACATGGCCACCACCGATGCCGAGCGCGGCGCGGGTGGTCGTATCGATTGACTTGATGGTTTGAATCGTTGCTTCGCTGTTGGCGGGGATCGTGACGAGCGAGAGTTCGAGCCACTCCCATTCGCGGTAGTGGATGCCGCCGTCCTCCATGAAGGAGTACTCGATGGCGCGGAAGCCGATCGAGACGGCGCGCACCAGTTGCGCCTTCACGCTCTGCCATGCCTCGTCGAGGCGATCCTTGAGCGTGCCGGGTTCGTCGATCTTCGCGATCGACGCGCGGAACGGAATGCCGTCCTTGGTCGCCTTGGCGAACTCAACCTGGCCCACAGGTTGTCGGGCGTCGTGCTGCCAGAGCAGCGGCATCGGCGTCTTGAACTTCGCGCCGAGCGGTTCGACGATATCGCCATAGCGATCGGGCGCAGGTGTCGAGGCAATACCCTCGATCACGCGGGCAGCATCGTCCGCGCTGCGAACGGTGAGCAGCGAGTAGGCTCTTTCCATGATCGGCGTCCTTAGAGGAAATACATCTGGTATTCGGGTTCGCGCTCGGCGCTCTTGTTGAGCGCGAGGCCCACGGCCATCGTGAGAGCCACGAGACCGTCGATACGACCGATCGCCTTGCGTTTGCGGAAGATGCGGTTCTCCTTTGCATCCGCCTCGACGACCGCGTTCGACACGTTCCAGCGCAGGCATGGGTTGAACACCACCCGCAGCCGGCCTTCGAAGATCAGTTGCTCGATCAGTTCGATCGAGCGGGGCATCCACAGGCCCGACTCGGACGAGCGCCCGAAGCCCTGACCGTGCGTCACGAACGGCAGCACCACGCCTTCGGCGTCGCACTCGCGCTCGAAGTCCTTCATCCGGTACGGATCGCAGGCAATGCCCTCGATCTCCATCTCGCCGTCTAGCAGCGCAAGCTCGCGCGCGACCTCGCGATAGGCAACCGAGCGGCCCTCGGTGGCATGGATGAAGCCCGCGCGATCCCACGCGTCATAACCGACCTTGTCGTGGTTGCCGCGCTCGATCATGGTTTCGCCGGGCGTCCAGAAGTCGACGAACGCATCGACCGTCTCGTCCTCGTTGACCGTGACAAACGCGGCGGCGGTGAGGTCGCGCGTACCCGAGAGGTCGAGACCGCCCGAGACCTTCTTGCCCTTGAAGGAGGCGCGTAGATCGCGCCGCGCCGCTTCGGCCCGCCGCACGAGCGCATGCGCATCGGCATCGCCGCGCACTACGTCGCCCGACTCGGGTGGGCGACCGACTTCGCAGGCGAACCACAGCGCGCCCTCGATCCACGGATCTTCGGCGTCGACCCACTGGCAGAAGTTGAGGCGCCTCACGGTCGAGGCGAGCGAGGGCATGCCGCGCGCCTGATGCACCTGCTCGCGCAGATAGTCGGGTTTGATCGTCTGCCCGAGCGAAGGGTTGGCCTTGATCCAGCAGTCCTCGCTCTCGAAGGGATCGTCTGATTCGTCGAGCGAGCACACGAAGGCAAAGAAGCTGTCGTCGGCCAGCGCACCTCCTGCGACGCGGATCGCGTACTCGTGCTGCTCATAGCAGACCGAGGTGCGGTCGAAGCCCGAGTTCGTGATCATGAAGATGAGCGGCTGGCGGCGACCCTTCTTGCCCGCGCGCATGATGTTGATGACGGTGCCGTTGCGGTGCTCGTGAATTTCGTCGATCAGCCCGCAATGCGGACGCGGGCCGCTCTGACCGGACTCGTCGCTGGCGATCGGGCGGAAGAACGAGCCGCTCCTGCGATGGCCGATGTTCCACACGCGATCGTCGCGGCCCTGCGTGCTGGTGGCCTCGCGCAGCTTCGGACTCAGCTGCACCATCGCCACGGCATCGCGGAACAGCACCATCGCCTGATCGCGGCGCGTTGCCGCCGCATAAACCTCGGCGCGCTGCTCGCCATCGGCCAGCATCATGTAAAGCCCGATGCCTGCGGCGAGCGGAGACTTTCCGCATCCCTTGCCGCCTTCGACATACGCTTCGCGAAAGCGCCGCGAGCCATCGGTACGCAGCCAGCCGAACAGCGAGCCGACGATGAACTGCTGCCAGCCGAGAAGGTGAAAGGGCTCGCCTTCGTGTTCGCCGCCGTTCAGGCAAAGCACATCGGGGAAGAAGTCCATCACGCGCTGCGCGACGTCGGGGTGCCATGTGAAGCCGCGCGCGGCGGCGGTAACGAGGTCGTCGAGATGCCGCTTGCAGGCGTTGCGCACGTCAGGGCCAGCGACGATCCGGCCTTCGACCACGTCGCGCGCGTACTGCGTCGCCGGGTCAGAAGCCGTACTTGGACCGGACGTCCGTGCCCTTGCCATCGCCGTCTCCGGGTACGCCTGCCTCGATGCTTGCGCGCGCAGCGGGCGTCATGCCGAACTCGGTGCAGAAGCGGACCATGATGAGCATCGCCTTGTTCGCGGTGCCGACCAGCGGGTTCTGGATCGCGTTGCCGTTGGTGGTCTTGATCATCAGGCCCGCCGTGAGCATGTCGCGCGCAGCCATCTTCGCGAGCGCCTGCTCGGCCAGCACCCACCGCTCATACGCGGCGCAGTACGCGGCGAGCGCGGCGCGATCGACACGCGTGAGCAGCCCGAGATCGAATAGCTCACGCGCCATGCGCTTCCACTCCGTCTTTGCGATCACGCCGAGATGTGCGGGCGGTGTTGGCATCGCGTTTTCGGGCTTTGCCTCGCGTTTGTTGACCCGGCCCGGTCGCAGCGTTCCCTGCACCAGCTTGAGTTCCGTTGGCTTCGGCGGTCTTGTTCTCGCCATGATTCACCTCGATACCTGCGGCCTGCGCGGCCTGCGCGAAAGTGAGTCCGTCGCGCTCACGGACGGCCTGCTGCAGCGTCGCGGCCTGCCAGCGCAGGACCGCCACGTCGCAATAGGCGGGATTGAGTTCGATGGCGTGGCACGTGCGGCCCACCGATTCGGCGGCGACGATCGTCGTGCCGGAACCGGAGAACGGCTCATAGACGGCCTGCCCGGGAGAGGTGTGGTTCTCGATCGGACGGCGCATGGCCTCGACCGGCTTCTGCGTCGAATGACCCGACTCGCTGCGGCGGTGCTCGATCTGCCAGAGCGTCGATTGCGAGCGGTCGCCGGTCCAGCCAGCCGTCTTGCCTTCGCGCACCGCGTACCAGCACGGCTCGTGTTGCCAGTGGTAGTGCCCGCGCGAGACGACGAACGTGTGTTTCGCCCAGATGATCTGGCTGCGAATCGCGAAGTTGCACGCGCGCAGCGAACCGGCCACCACGTCCGCATAGATGCCCGCGTGCCACACGTAGGCAACGTCGCCCGGGAAGTGCTGCCATGCCTCGCGCCAGTCGGCGCGCGTATCGTTGAGCACCTTGCCGGTCGATCGCGTGCCATGCGTGCCGCGCCGCTCGCCTTCGACCATCACGACGCGGTTACGCCAGTCGGCGTCGTAGTCCACGCCATAGGGCGGGTCGGTGATCATCAGCGTGGGCCGCACACCCGCGAGCGCGACCTTCGCCACCTCCGCGTTCGTCGAGTCGCCGCAGACCAGCCGGTGCCCGCCGAGCACCCATACGTCGCCTTCGACCGTGACCGGGTTCGAAGGGGTATCGGGTAGGTCGTCCTCGTCGTCGCGACCGCGATTGCCGCGCAGCAGCCGGTCCATGTCGGACTCGGAAAAGCCCGCCAGCCCGATCGCGAAGCCGTCGAGCGTGAGGGCTTCGAGTTCGCTCACGAGCAGCGCGTTGTCCCACCCGGCGTTTTCTGCAAGACGGTTGTCCGCGAGCACGTAGGCGCGGATCTGCTGCGCCGACCATCCGCGCGCAACGATCACCGGCACC